TTGCGTGCGCGATTCGCGTGCTCGGCCTCCAGCGGCACACCCGCCTTGGCTGCGCCTTTGATCTCCATGAACGAATACCCGTAGGCATCGCCAATCATACGGACAGGCAGCGGCGTCTCGACGCCCTTGACATCCACACGCGGGAAGCGCTGCGACTTGTCGGTGAGCAGCGCGGCGCGTCCCACCTCGTCGAGCATCCGGTAGATATACTTGAGCGCTCCCTCGTCGAACCCGGTGCGAGTCGGGATGAGCGAGGAGTATTGCAGCTCCGGGTACTTCGTCTCAAACAAACGAGTCTCGATGTGCTCGAGCTGGCGCTCGAAGAATCGGCTCTCGGCGGCGTCCAATCGCAACAGGGACATGGCGTAATTCTCCTCTGGTGATGCTGCTTAGATGTACTCGGCGTGGATGGTTACCGACCCGGCCGGAAGCGTAGCGGTCTCGGTCTCATCGAGAAGCAGAACAACCTCTTCTCCAGGAGCCACGACGAGATTCGCTCCCAGCGTGAGGCTCACGTAGGTCGCGGCGGCGATCGTTCCCTCTTCGTCGGTCTCAGTGCTCCACGAGCCGTAGACCTTCGTCCCAGCGGCATCTCGCACCACCAGCTCGAAGAAATTCGTGGCGTCCTCGGCGAGACCGGTCGCGTTGTAGTAGTCGATCGCCGTGATGCGCATGTGGCGATCGGTTCGGTTCTTGAATAGCGGCACCGTGGTGTCCGCCGCTGCCTGCGCATGCGCAAACACCATCGGCGAAACGGCGTCCGTGCCACCGAGAGTAGCGCGCAGACGAAGCTTGACCGGCGTGCCCGCCGTGCCAGTCGAATCGAAGGTAGCGCCCCGCACATGCACCGCACGCCCAGAGTCCACGTCCTTGCGCACCTTGCCGAGCTGCGTGTTCGTCGACCCGTCAGACGTGATCCGCACGAAGGCATCCATCCCGAGGTCGGCGGTGGTGACATCTTGCTCGCACAGCACCCACACGCCACCCTCCTCGATGACGTTCATGGGGTCGCCAGCCTTCACACCATCGGCGTTGTCGAGGCTCCGGTTGTCCTGCCAGTAGGTGGACAACACTACCCCGAGTATCGCGCGCGCGTCGGTGGCGATGTCAGGGAGCTTGGCGTAACCGCTGGACGCCCCGCGCGCCACGAAGACGCCGAACGGGATCGCGACGGACTCCTCGTTGACCGCATGCTTCTTGAGCGCCGGCTCGGTATCGATTTCCATCCCGGCGACGCCCAAGGGCCTGGTGGTAGAGTAGGTCGTCTGCATCGTAGAACTCCTTGCTGGCTGTGATTACTTCGCCGGTTGATTCTTCCAAGCGCTGGCTTCGTCGGCGTAGAACTTCTCCCGCGCCTTCACCGAGTCCTCGCGCGTCTCCGGAGACCCTGCGGCGGCGCGCAGCTCGCCGAGCTCCCCATTCGGGCGCTCCACGAAGGCCTCGATGGCTCCATCGAACCGCGCTTGCACGTACTCGCTCGACGCCTTCTCCATCTTGGCCTTGGCGCCAGGGTAGAGCTTCTCGACGACCTCGGCCTTGATGGCTTGGTCGTCCATGCCATCGAGCTTGACCTCGGACCCCAACACGGCGACGGCTTGCCGCTCGAGCTCGACGCGCGCTCTCACAGCCTCGCGCATCTTCTCGGGCTGCTCCGCCTCGTCGGCGCGCTCCTTGGCCTTCTTGGCCTCGTCTGCGGCAGCGTCGGCACGGGCCGCCTGCTTCTCCAGCTCGGAAGCCTGCTTCTTCGCCTCAGCTTCGAGCTCGTCGATGCGCTTTTGCTGCTTGTCGGTGGCGACCGTGATCGCCTGCGCGAGCTGCTCACTCGCATCGTAGTCCACACCATCCAGGCGTACTTTTGCCATGGCCGCTTTCTCCTGTGTTTTGTTTGGCCTTGAAGATGTCTCGGCTTGGTCGATCACCATCACGGCGTCGTCTGCGTCGAGTCGTATGCGCGCCTCTGGCCCAGCCCTTCCAGCGGGGACAAGGGCCAGGTGGTTGCCCTGAATATTGCGCTGGATGCCGTCGTAACGTTCGCCATCCGGCGTGACTCCCGGCGTAGCGTCGAAGTCGCAGGTGTACCCGCAGCTCACCGACTCACGCTTCTTGCTCTCGACTTGCTCGATGGCCTTGGCGTCGGTCACCAACACGCGCGCGACGGCAAAGCCCCCGCTGCGGCGAGGCGTCTCGCGCACGATACCCACCATGACCCCGTTGGCGGTCTCCTTGGTGACGAGGCGGTCGGGATGGCCAATGGTGATCGGGGCGTCAACGAACGACTCCAGAGAGTCGTCACGGAAGACCTCGTCGGGCGGCCGGTACTCTCGGCGCGTCGAGCCATCAGGGTTGCGGTACACAAAGACGCCCGAGCGCGTGAGGATAGCATCGGCACGCAGGAACCCTTGAGCTGTGCGCTCGGGCTTCCTGATCTCGACCACGTCGTAGCGAACCTGTGCCATAGGGGCACAGAATGATCGAGGGCAAAGGTTGTTCCTAGCTGATCATTTGATCACAGCATAGTCGTCTCCGAGGAGGTCCTCGAAGACCGGCTCATCGAAGCACCGACATTGGATCGCGAAGCCCGGAGGGCCTCCTGGCGGCGGGTTGTCGTACGAGAATATCTTGCCCTCTCGATCCCAATGGCTCGGGCGAGCGTCAGGATACGAACCGTCAGGACGACCTCGTACGCGCTCATCCATTGAGGTGCGCCATCGGTAGCGGCCGAGACCAAGAGCCTTGTGGCGCGTCTGCGTAAGCTCCCCGTGCCACTTACCTACTTGGTCACGAGCGATGAGCTTCGCGCGACTGCGACTCACCTTGTAGCGCGCTTCGATGTCGCGTTCGATGTCCTCAGCTCTGCGACCAGAGCGCGCACCGTCGGTCACCAGCCTCTCGATCTCGGAGAAATACCGTTGCGGTATCGACCTTATGAGCGCGACGTTCTCGCGCGTGAATGCTTTGACCGCAGGCTCGAGCCACGCCTCGGTCTGTAGCACATCCACACCGAGAACGGTCTGCACCTCTCTCGCGACCTGTCTTCGATTGTGGCGGTTCACATCGACCGCCGCATCAGACGCTCGTCCACGGATGGCTGACTCCGGCACGAGCGCCCCATACTCCACGGTGACGCCGTTGAAGATGTGGGCGATGCGATCGGAGTAGTCGTCATCGGTGCGGAGCTCGTCTGCGCGCTGCGCGGCGGCGAGCAGGATAGGCTCTAACGCCGGCAACACCCGAGCGCGGACGAGACTGCGCGCAGGCTCGAGCATGCGTACGATGTCGCGCTGATATGCCCGCTCGAGGAGTGTCGGGTAAACGATCCGTGGCGGGCGCGCCAACCGCTTTCGCCGTCGCGCGTTGATAGTCGCCATCCATATCGGCATGGCGCTTACTCCTCCGAGGTCTCTTCGTTCTTCGCTGGAGGCGGCGGCTCTTGGTCGTCATCCGAAGAGTCGTCGTCGATGGCGCCAATATCGTCGAGGTCTCTGTCGATGATGGTCTCTGCCGAGTAGGCCTCGCCGCTAAATCGCGACTGGCGGATCTCTTCGGGGAGCACAACGCCGTTGGTGATGTAGACCGCATCGACCTCGGCTTGCGTCTTGCGCACCTCGGCGGTCTCTTTGTCGGTGAGCTGCCACAACGGGTTGAAGCTGAACGACCAGCCCTCCGGCTCGCGTCCTCCGGTAGGCCCATCCTTGGCGCGAAAGACCAGCGACAACAGGCGTTCCAACTTCGGCCGGAGGTGGTTCTCTTGCTCGCTCTGGATGGTGTCGTAAAAGACCCGGATGTCACTCTCTCCGGTGGCGTTCATCCCCGCCGGCGAACGCCCCATCAACAGCGTGACGGGGATGCCTGTCACCGCTGAGAGAAGCTGTTGCAGCCTATCTAGCACCTCGGGCAACCCACCGAGCGAGGTGGTCTTGCGCTCGAAGTCCTCGCCGTCGGCGTCCACGATCACCGCGTGGAGTACCGAACGGCACTCGTCCATGATCTCCATGCGGCTTCTGAGCGCATTGCTCTGGTCGCTGGCGATGATGCTCGCGAGGCCCTTGACCTTGTAGATGGCCTGCGAGAAGTCGGTGAGCAGCGCGGCGGCACTATC